TGATTCTTTAATAGATCAATTTATTAGAAATGTTGAATTAGATATAGCAGGTAAAGTTGATTATGATGATGTACGAAAATACGCAACATCGACTTTTACAGCGGGTAATAGATATGTAAGTTTACCATCTGATTCAATTATTATTAGATCTGTTGAACATATATCTGGCACGACAAGGACATTTTTAGAAAAAAGAGACACAAGTTTCATATCTGAATTTAATCCTACAGATGCACAAGGAACCCCTAAGTATTGGGCTAATTGGGATGATAGTGTTCAAAGAGGAGCAGTAATATTAGTTGCTCCTACACCAGCAGCAGCTGATACAGTTCAAGTAAACTATATAAAAGAGCCTCCACATTTTACTTCATCAAACAATACATATTTAGCTCAATATCAAGAATCTATGTTATTACATGGTGTACTATCAGAGGCTTTTAGATTTTTAAAAGGTCCTATGGATCTGTACAACCTCTATAAAAGCAAGTATGATGAAGAGATACAAAATTTTGCTCTACAACAAATGGGCAGAAGAAGACGTGGGGAGTATAGTGATGGTGTACCAAGAATAAAAGTGCCTTCACCGTCTCCTAACACAACTATTTAAAGGAGAATAAAATGGCAATAACAACTAATGCAATCTGTAATTCTTTCAAAAAAGAATTATTAGAAGCAAAACACAATTTCTCTAATCCAGGTGGTGATACATATAAATTAGCGATGTTCACTAATTCTGCAACTTTAGGGAAGTCAACAACAAACTATGCTACTGCAAATGAAGTTTCATCTCCAACAGGAGGTTACTCTGCTGGTGGTAAAGCTTTAGTAAATGCAGGCACATCTTTAGCGACTAATACAGCTATAACTGATTTTGCTGATTTGTCTTTTACTGGAGTGACAATTACGGCAAGAGGAGCTTTAATTTACAACACAACAACTGGCTCAGGTTCAAGCACAACTGATGCCGTTTGTGTATTAGATTTTGGGGGAGATAAAACTGCAACTTCTGGAACATTTACAATTCAGTTTCCAGCGTTTACTACCTCAGCAGCAATATTAAGAATAGCATAATGAATGGAATTTGTGACGGATGGCTAATACATGGGGAGCATTAACATGGAACACTGGTTTATGGGGCCAACAAGGTAACTTAAATCAGTCCGTCACAGGTCAAGCCTTATCATCATCAATTGGAAACGAAACTATAACTGCGAATGCAGATGTTTCTATTTCTGGAATAAGTTTAACATCTTCACAAGGATCTACTGTCGGTGGAACATCTGTTTTACTTAATGTAACTGGTCAATCATTAACAAGTTCTATTGGAGAAGAGGTTATTGACATAGGTGTTATTGTAACAGGAATAGCAGCAACAACCTCTGTTGGTGTATCAACAATAGATGAAACCACATTAATTGGAGAAGGTTGGGGTAGAGGAGCATGGAATGATTTTGCATGGGGTGTAAATTTCTCTGCTCAAGGGACAGGCCAAGCATTAACAACATCAATTGGATCAGAATCAGTTACTACTGATGTAACAGTTGGTATAACAGGTCAAGAATTAACTTTTGCAGCTCTTGGTACATTTAGTATTCAGATTGATTCTAGCGTAAGCATAGTACAAGCTGGTGAAAAAACCATAAACTTGAGTCTGGGTACTCAATCATTGGTTCAAAGCACAGTTGAAAGTGTAACAGGACAATCTTTAACTTCCTCTGTGGGCCAAACAGTTGCGGGATTATTCTTAGGTGTTCCAGTTACAGGAAGTGCTGTTACAACTAGCATAGGAAACCAAAGTTTAGTTCAAAGCACAGTTGAGACTGTTTCAGGTCAGTCAATGACTAGTTCTCTAGGGTCTATCGGAGATATACCTCAGAATCAAGTAGGTGTTACTGGACAATCATTAACATTAAGTTTAGGTGAAGAAAGCGCCGTTGGAAATGCTTTAGTATTACCTACTGGTGTAGCCTTGACTTCAAGTATTGGAAACCCTAATATTACAGCATGGGCAGAGGTACAAGTGGGCGTTTCTAATACATGGACAGAGGTTGATATTGCAGCTTAGTTAATGTAAAATAATATATATACGGAGAAAAAAAATTATGACATCTAGTTTTTCTACAGATTTAAAACTCGAGTTAATGGTAACAGGTGAAAATGCCGGTACTTGGGGTGATAAAACAAATACAAACTTAAATTTAATTCAACAAGCTATTGCAGGATTTGAACAAGTAACACTATCAAGTGGTGGTACTCTTGCTCTTGCAATGACAAACCAAGCGTTATCCAATGCAAGAAACATGGTTATCAAATTTGCTACAGCTTCCATTGCTTCAAGCACAATTTGCACTGTGCCAGATGGAATAGAAAAATTTTATATTTTTGATGCAACCGGTTTAACAAACCCAACAAATTTAACAATTAAAACAGCATCTGGAAGTGGTTTTACTTTAGACGCTGCAAAAATATACGCTGCTTACGCAGATGGAACAAACTTAAAAGAAATTTCATTAGACACTTTAGGTGGAACAATCGGTACAGCTCAAATAGCTGACGATGCTGTTAACAATGATAAAATAGCAGACGGCGCAATCGATACCACTGCAAAATTAGCTGATGATGTTGTTACTTTTGCAAAAATGCAAGACACAACTACAGCAAACAGAGTTTTAGGTGCCGTTACTGCTGGAACAATTGGTGAAGTTCAAGTTCAACAAGCTATGATTGCAGATGATGCAGTTGGCCCAGATCAACTTGCTAATACAACAGTCACCGCAGGAACTTTTACATCAGCAACAATCACTGTAGATGCTCAGGGACGATTAACTGCTGCCTCATCTGGAACTGGTGGTGTAGCTGGCTCTTACGTTTTAAGCTTAGCAAAAAAAGGAGCGACAGGAACTTTTACTGCCAATGCTTCAACTACAAGATTACATGTATTTGGCTGTGGAGGCGGAGGCGGAGCAGGATCAGATGGATCAAACTCACAGATACTTGGTGGTGGCCAAGGTGCTTTTGGTATGGCGCAAATTACAGTCTCAAATCCATATTCAGTGCCGTTTCGATCAGGTTCGGCTGGAACTGCTACACCAGGAGTTGGTACAGCTAATGGAAATGCGGGACAAAGTACTTTCGTTGGATCACCAGCTGATTTTGAAGCTGGCGGAGGTAACGGCGGCATGCTTAATTCTACTGGAAACGCAGGATCTTGCACTGTAAGTCCAGCTGGAACACTTTTTGCAAATTCAAGTCCAGGCAGCACAGTAGATAGTGATAGAGAATATCTTGTTGGATCGCCATCTAGTAGGGGAAATGGTGCAGGCGGAAACAGAGGTTCTTCTAATTCAACTGGTGGTGCTGGATTTTTGTTAATATATGAAAATATAGGATCTTAAAATGGCTTATGTAATATTTGATAAATGTAGCCCCGTTGATTCTTTTGGATCAATTAGTTCAATAGCAATTGATGATGAAGCTTTAGAAAAAGTTTCACCATCAATTATTAGACACGCGGTTTTTGTTTGCACAATCACAGAAGAACAATATAATGGTTTAAGAATGGGCACTATGTTGGCAAAACATGATGGATCTGGAAATGCGACTGTAGAAAACTACATACCCCATACTCAGGATCCTGAGCCTTCTTATAGTGAATCAGTGGTTAAATCAGAATTAACGGATTACACAACATTAATAAGAAAAATTGTAAATGATAAAGTAGATGAAGAAGATTGGCTGTCATACGCTGATTCTGTTGATGCTATAGATCTAAGTGGTAACACGTCTAAAAATATTTCTACTATTATAGAAAATGCAGGTTTAACTTTTAGATCTACTCTTCAATTACCTTCCAAAAATGTCTAAAATAGTATAAATAGATCCTAATGCAGGACTATATTGAAATTCAGGATAACATCTTAGAATTAAAACATTTAAAATATCTTCTTAAATGGATAGATACTTTAAACTTTAAACCAGCAGAAATTCTTGAAAAAGGTGAAGCAAATGCAACAATTAATACTAAAACTAGAGACGTAAACAGTCACTTTATTTCTAGAACTAATAAGAGCATGTCAGCAGTAACTTGGCATAACTTTTTAGAGCATGTTTTTACGACACACATGCATAATTATATGAAAAAACATCCACAATTAATTTTAAATAATTGGGAACCTTTTGAAATATTAAAATACGATAAAAATCATAAATTTGATTTACATGTGGATAGTGGTCCTAAAGTACCAAGATCTATGAGTATTATTTTTATGTTAAATGATAATTATGAGGGAGGAGATTTAGTTTTTCAATGGAGAGAAGAAAAAATGATTGTCCCAAAAAAAGCAAATCAATTAATTTTTTTTCCTAGTTCTTTCTGTTATGCACACATGGTTCAACCAATTCAATCTGGAACAAGATATTCTATTGTAACATGGGCATTATAAGAAAAGATTTTAGATACAAACTAATAAAAAATTTGCTAACAAAAGAAGAAGTATCTTTAGCACACGATTATTGTAGGATTAGAAATAGATTAAATGTCAAAGAATTTGAAGGTGCATTAAGTAATCATCCAGACACATCAATTTATGGAGATCCATTTACGGAGTCTTTAATGTTGAATAAAAAAAAGATAATGGAAGAAAATACGGGGTTAGAATTATTGCCAACATATTCTTACTGGCGTATGTATACTTATGGTTCATGTCTATATCCACACAAAGATAGAGATAGTTGTGAGATTTCAGTTACTATATCTATAGGATCTAGCTCAAATAAACCATGGCCTATATATATAGGGGACAGAGCTATAAATTTAGATCATGGTGACGGTGTGATTTATTTAGGTATAGAAGATCAGCATTCAAGAAAAGAATTAGATTCTGATTATCATGTGCAGTGCTTCTTACACTACGTTGATAAAAATGGACCAAACAAATCGTTTGTAAAAGATCGAAGAGCATTATATGGTATGCCTTATCATGGAAATTAATCAAAGAGAAGATGGCAGTATAGAACTTAAATTAACAGATGAAGAAATAAAAATAATGAAAAAAAACAATAATACTTTTCATCTTGATGCCGATAAAACAAAAGGTTGTTTGGATTTAATAATGATGTACTGTTGGAGAATATTTGATGGATTACCCGAAAAAGTTAAAAAAAAGATGCAATATCAACATCCTCCTACTAATTATAAGCCTAAGAGCTGACCCTTACCATGGTATAATTTTTTGATATAATACTTTTATGCCTTTGAGAAACATACAAATAAGACCTGGTTTTAATAAACAAGTTACAGAAGTTGGTGCAGAGGGACAATGGACTGATGGAGACTTTGTAAGATTTAGATATGGTTTACCAGAAAAAATAGGTGGTTGGGAGCAACTTACTACATCAACATTAGTAGGTAATGCTAGAGCCCAACACGTATGGGCAGATTTAGATGGAAGGGCTTACTCTGCAATAGGCACACATAAAGGTCTTTTTGTTTATTATGGTGGTGCCTTTTATGATATTACTCCTTTAGATAGTGCTAAAACTGGAGCTACATTTACTGTGGCTTCTACCAGTGCACCTCAGACTATAACTGTAAATTTAAATGGACATGGTTTAGTGGCTGGAGATTTATTTACGTTTACATCTGTAACTGTTCCGACTGGATCTGGATATGCTACAAGTGTCTTTGAAGATAATCCGTTTCAAGTTTTGACTGCAACATCAAATACTTTTACTATAGAAGTGGCAACTGCAGCATCAGGCACAACAACGGCTACCGGAGCAGCAACAGTAAATCCTTATGTAAATTTTGGACCATTAACACAAACTTTTGGGTTTGGTTGGGGCACAGGACAGTGGGCTGGAACTGTTGCAGGGGCTACTACCACAACTTTGAATGGAGCTTTAGCAGATGATACCAACGGTAACAACGGATCAGCAACAAATATTACATTAACATCAACAACTGGATTTTCGACATCAGGTACAATTTTAGTTGGGTCTGAATTAATTAGTTACTCTGGAGTTTCATCGAATGATTTAACAGGTATATCAAGGGCTGTATCTGGATCCACAAGATCATCACATTCTAACGGTGCACAAGTGCAAGACGCATCAAATTTTATCGGTTGGGGTAATGCCTCATCAACTTCAACAATTACTTTAGATCCTGCCTCTTGGTCATTAGATAATTTTGGAGAAGTTTTAATCGCAACAAATAAAAATGGAAAAACGTTTAATTGGGAACCCATACATGCAAATGCCAATGCTTTAAACACAAGAGCAGTTGCTGTAACAAATGCTCCAACACAATCTGTTATGTCAATAGTCTCTGAAAGAGATAGACACTTAATATTACTTGGGACAGATACTAGTTTATCAAGTCCATCACAAGACAAAATGTTTATAAGATTTTCAGATCAAGAAGACAGAACAACGTATGCGCCAACATCAACAAACACTGCAGGAACTTTTAGGTTAGACTCAGGGACTAAAATTGTAGGTGCTGCTAAAGGTAAAGATTACATATTAATACTTACTGATACCTCTGCATATGTAATGCAATTTGTTGGACCACCGTTTACATTTTCTATAAGACAAGTGGGTTCTAACTGTGGTTTAATAGGTCAACATGCACTTTATTATATTAATGGTGCCGTTTATTGGATGGGTAGATCAGGAGGTTTTTTTGTTTATGATGGCACGGTAAAAAGTTTACCTTGTTTAGTTGAGGATTTTGTTTTTACAACTTTAGGAGATAGTCTAGGAATAAATTATAACTCTGGTGAGATAGTTTCAGCAGGTGTAAATAATTTATTTTCTGAAATAAATTGGTTTTATCCTAAAAATGGATCCACAAAAATTGATAGAGTTGTAACTTATAATTATGATGAGCAGACGTGGACCACTGGCTCATTAGCAAGAACAACTTGGTATGACGCAACTTTATTTGATAACCCATACGCAACAGAATTTAATGATACAGCAACACCAACATTTCCAACTATTGTAGGTGGCACAAATATTAATGGTGCCACGACATATTATGCCCATGAAATAGGAACAAACCAAGTGGATGCGTCTGGTAATA